GAACTCCCGGAACAGCTCAACACTCAAATCCTGACAAACATTAAAAGCAGATTTTCAAAATTCACAGCTCATGATTTCCGGCCAAAACAAACGGAAACTATCGAATATCTTTGCAACTCAACGGCTCCAGTCAGAATAATCCAAGCATCAACCGGTTTTGGTAAATCTCTTGTAGGCATGATAACAGGTTCATATTACGGTCAATTCACTTATCTTGTATCGTCCAAGCAACTCCAGGATCAGCTTGAACAGGACTTCCCGGAAGTTGTCATAATGAAAGGCCGTAACAACTATCAGTGCCGCAGGTCATATCGGTTAACAGCCGCAGAGTGTACACACGATATGGATCACGATCCATGCGAATACAAACTCAGTAAATCATGCCTATACGAAAAAGCAAAGCTCCGTGCAATATCAGCCAAATACCGTGTATTAAACTACCACTATTTTCTAACCGAGGTAAACTATATAGGAAAATTTGCAGATAATACACTCTTGATCTGTGATGAGGCCGATTTATTGGAATTTCTTCTAACCGAATTCATTCAGCTCAAGATATCCGGCAGAATCATGAAACAACTCAGCATCAAATACCCTGACCGAAAAACAATAACCTCCGATGAATCCATAGACCACTTCATAACCTGGGCCAGCAATGAAGCCGGGCCGAAACTCAAACACGAACTTTCAGCCACAGAATCTAAGATCCATGCAACATCAGACGAAAACGAACTCCGCAAGCTCATAAAATATAAAAACCAGCTATCCGGGTCAGTCGAACGCATTAATATATTCATAAACCATGCAGACCAAAATTGGTTATGCGAATTATCAAACCATGGCGAAAAAGAAAAATCATACCCTTCAATATCGTTCAAACCGGTATGGCTGACAGAATCCCTTGCAACTCAATATTTCTTTCAGTACGCAAAACACATTATATTCATGTCGGCTACATTCCCTCCGCGCATGGTAATGGCGCAACTATTCGGAACGCCACCGGACACATTCTCGCTTAAAGATATCCCCTCACCATATCCAAAAGAAAACCGGAAAATAATCCTTAACCCGGTTGCAGACATGACATATAAAAAGTTCGATCATGAAGTTTACAAATTAATCCTGTATATTAAAGACCTAATCAACACACCGGAATTAAGGAATAAAAAAGGGGTAATCCATACGGTATCTTATAAGCTCAATGGACTGATCTTAAAAGAAATTGACAACGACCGGCTTTTAACCCATGACAATAAAAACCGTGCGGAAATCATAGGCAAATTTAAATCATCAACTAAACCGTTAATCCTGGTATCACCATCCATAACCCGTGGAGTGGACTTTCCGCATGATCAATGTGAATTCACAATCATAGCCAAAGCCCCATTCAAATCCCTTGGAGACAAACTCACGAACGCCAGGGTGTACGGTTCAAAAATAGGAAATCTCTGGTATAAATCCATAACAGCGCAAGAGATAGTTCAGTCATGCGGTCGTGGTGTTCGAAATGCAACGGACAAATGCATAACCTATATTCTCGACAAACAGGCATGTGATTTAATTCTTAACAACCGCCCATTGTTCCCTGGTTATTTTCTTGACGCGCTGGACATTTAAAGTTATAGTGAGTACAATAAATATATAAAAAAGTAAAAGTAACTGATAAACTTTATGACTATTAATAAATTACTTTATGTGGATGGGTCACACATTACAAATTTACACGGATTACGTATGCAAGGGTACGTTCCGGGGCGACAGCGACAAGCCGACTATGGCAGACCCAACCGACGCGGATATCTGACCATTCGGAAAGGTGTTTATGAATAATGTGTGATAGGATGTCTGTTGGGTTTCTATTTTCAAAGAGTTTAAATCCGTTACTTTCACAAATGACCGTTTAAAAGAAGCAATAAACACTATCAACAACCAGCAAAACAAGAGGAGGCTAAACCAATGAAAAAACTATCAAAAAAACTATCATTAACGCTAACTATCTTAACCCTTTTAACCTTCTTATTCTCATCATGCTCATGGTTAAAATCAAACGAACAGCCCATCAAAGAATACGCAGTCAAATCCATCGGTGCCGGTGTGACGTATGCCCTCATGCGCGGTGAATCAGACACAACCCTCCAAACCATGCACAACACCGTAAAAGCCATTGAATCAGACTTAAACACCGATAATGTAAATTTTGTAATACAATCCATACTTGACTACCTGTTAAAACAATTCGCAGAAAAATCAAGCCTGAAGCAATCTGACAAGGATTTAATTTCAGCCGGTATCACATTTATAAAATCCATAGACCTGACAAACAAAAAAGCAGCCGTTAAATATACCGGTTATTTTCTTGAGGGTGCTCGCATTACTCTGGATTTAAAACTTAAACACCGGGAACTTGAAACTCTGGCCGATATCCTGAAGGAATTGAAATAATGCGTGTTTTAGTCGCATGTGAATTTTCCGGATGGCAGGGGTGAGCCGATGCAATGGCAGGGCAATGGGGATAGCACAACCAGAAACCTAATAAAAAGGCAATAACCCATGGAACTCGAAGTTTTAAGATATTCTCACATACCCGAATCAATAACAACTCTTGGCCTGATGTTCTACAATAAATCAGAGTATATACACCCTAAAGCACAGGAATACCTCCCTGTAAACATGCAGGATAAATCAATCCATACAATCAAAAACTTCCTATGCTATACCCTTGAACCATTTGACCACATACCAGCCGGAACATATGAGCTTAAACTCCGCACATTCGGAGAGCATCATGAAAAATACTCGCTCAAATTCCCGGACATCCACAAGGGTATGCTATGGGTAACTGATGTACCCGGATTTACAGATATTCTAATCCATATAGGCAACACGGAAAAAGATACAAAAGGGTGTACGCTGGTAGGCGCAACAACAGGGAAGGACAATCATATGGACTACCCAATGATAACCCGCTCAACTGACACATATGAATGGATTTACGCATACATACTCAATTATGGATTTAATTCCGACAATCCTGTGTCAATAACTTACAAGGATTATTATGAAGAAATATAACAGTGGTATAGACTATGAAACCGGTATTGCAATTTTAATAATCCTATTATCTTTTTGGATATTATTTAACTTTTTTGTTGACTTTTAATTTTAATCGTGAGTACAATAACAGCGGGGGAGGGTATAGGAAATAATCGATACATTAAAAAGTGTTAAAGTATTCAAGTCGGCAAAAGTAGGGCATCTTGAAAAACAGGCACAGACTATAATAACATTAAGCATTACAGAAAAAAAATGTATAGTGATATCAGGAAGTAATACATTTAAAGATATATATAAAAAATTAATAACAGAATTTTCTGAAAACATGGGCCTAAATTCACCAGACATCTTACGCAACATTGAATTCAAAGTAATCCATTAATAACTCACTATGAAATACACACGTCCAGGCATTATAGAGTTCTCACTGTCAAACCCTGAAGATTTAACGACAGTTCCATGCGGTAGAGACACTTCATACAACCCTGATACCTTCCCATTATTAGCTCAAGGCTGGGCGCGTGATGGATTAACAAATAAGCAAATTTTTGAAAACCTTGGAATATCTGAAGCGAGTTTTTATAAGTATTTGAGACTGTACCCGGAGTTTTTAAACGCACTCAAGGCCGGGCGAACCCCCGTAAACATTGAGATTGAGAACGCTATCATAAAAGCGGCAAAAGGTTACAACTATAAAGAAATTACAAACGAGGCGTTAATTGACAAAGAAACCGGGCAGATTATTCAAATCGTAAAACGCAAGGAAGTCACTAAACATGCGCCTCCGAGCCTTGGGCATGCAAAATTCTGGCAAATGAATCGTGATAAAACAAAACCATGGAACGCGGAAATAGAGACTGGCAGCGGGTTTATAAACGATGACCTTGAAATTATAATTGAAGATGTGGATGATGGAAAATAAAAAGAATCGCAAAAAAATGATAACCGGTTCAGGTAAACTATACTTAAAAGGTAGAGTTTTAAATCATACAAAGCAAGTAGAGAATAAGATCAAGCCAGCTCAGTTAAACATTGATACCCGGTTAAACAAACCAAACCGTTTAATTGATCTACCAGATAAGAACCTGTATAACCCTGTAAAATGAGGGGTTCGCATAAATGGATAATGACAATCTACCTTTTGATTAATTTTCTTAGAGGCCGGAAAGCACACAATGTAAACCTTGCCAGTTAAAATCCAGTTCCGTAAATCAGTATTCAATCAAGCTTACTACCCATACTTTGATATTGACACACCCACGCAGATATTCTTCGGTGGATCATCCTCCGGCAAATCTGCATTTATAGCAATAAGAGTAATCCGTAAACTATTACAAGGCGGTCATAACTTTATCATGTGTCGAAACGTTGCCGACACACTCCGTGGTTCAGTCTACAAAGAAATGGTCAAGATGATAAAAATGTACAATCTTGAAAAATTATTCAAGTGTACAGTCTCACCCATGGAGATAACCTGTAAGAACGGCTGGCAGGCAATATTCCGTGGGTTAAACGATATTGAGAAAATAAAATCAGTAACCCCGCGAAAGGGTGTATTTACTGATATTATCCTTGAAGAAGCAACGGAAATTACAGACGAGCAGACAGTAGGCACACTCAGAAAACGCCTGAGAGGTAAAACAACAACAGGACAGCGTAAAACAATAACCCTTGTATTCAACCCGATTTATAAAACCCACTGGATATATAAAAAGTATTTCCCTGGTAAATGGGATGAAACAAAAACATTATACCATGACAAAGATCTGTTCATCCTTAAAACCACATACAAAGATAATAAATTCCTTGATCAAGACGATATATATCATCTTAAAAACGAGCAGGACAAATACTTGTATGATGTATACACACTCGGAAACTGGGGTGTGCTTGGTGATTTAATCCTGACAAACTGGGAAATCCAAGACCTTACCGAATACATTCCGCACTTTAATTACATCCGCAACGGGCTTGACTTTGGATTTGCCGGCCACCCGACTGCATACAACCGCACCCACTATGACCGCAAACAACATGTACTCTATATATTCCGGGAACTCCATGAATTCGGGTTGACAAACGCCATGATAGCCGAAACACTTAAACCTGTAATCCATTCCGAGCCAATAGTATGTGACAGTGCGGAACCGAAATCCATAGAAGAATTAAACAACTACGGTATAAATGCAGTCGGAGCAATGAAAGGCCCGGACTCAATCCGCTTCGGTCTTCGATGGTTACAAGGATTACGTAAAATAATAATCCATAAACATTGTCAGGAAACCATAAACGAATTCGGACTGTACCAGTGGAAAAAAAACAAAGATGGTGAAAGGTTGCCGCAACCTATTGACAAATTTAATCACCATATAGATAATATCAGATATCAATATGAGGATGAAGCATTAGG